TGGCGTTCACGCCACAGATACTTTGCAATACATCCCTTTAAGTAACCACGAAACTCTTCGAGGGTTTGCTGTGCTTCAATTGCTTCAATGCATTCGATGCTTCCGCCAGCCGTGTAGTGTGGCGGATGATTGACAACGTCAATTTCTTTTTTTTGAGTTTGATCAGAAATAAGCCAGGGGACAGTACATACTCCCCCTGGGCAATCTTGAATTATTTCAGAGTCTTCAAGCGCTTCGCTTGAATCTACCGGAGTAAACCACGGCGCTTTTGTGACATCTCGATCTCCTCCCGTGGCAATTGGTTCCCCAAGCTGATCACCAGTTTTTGGGGACGGGGCAGCGTCGATGGGTACTTCTCCAGGGCATCCTCCATCGAGGGAATATACCCAGTCATTCCGGAACGTGGACCCTCTATCTCCAAACTTTGCCGAGGACGATCTTTCTGACATGCCACTAAGCCTCTGTTGTATTGATCATACAACGGAACGTCATTCTCTTCGTTGTCTAGGGGCTGACCAAACGTTTCAATCCCAAGACAACGGCATAAAACTTCATCCTGAACAAATCGATCTAAAAAATGATCTGAATCAGAAATCATATTCATATGCATAGCCTACTGTATTGCCTCGCTTACAATGTTAACATGGCAAGATTTTATACAGGACCACAGCCGTTTCAAGACACTCCTGTAAGGGATGTGTATGACCCCTATGTGGACAGTGGTTCCTCAGGGGGAGAAGTAACAGACTTAACGCCAGAACGTAGTTACGATACGGATATTCGGCGCCTGGATAACGACGAGCAGGCAATTGCAAATCGTGCTGATACAAGGAACACCGAGATGCAACAACGCATCTCCAAGTTCACAAAAGCAGCCAAAAGTGCTGCAGCTTATAAACAAAGGCGTTCTATTGATGAGCCCACAATTGACGGGAAAACTCCAGAGCGCCCGGTAAACATCAACCCAGTTTCCCCTGGACCCTTTCCTGCGTACACTGCAATTGAAACCCCAAGTAAGGGTGACAAGCAGGGTCCAGTTGGATCAGTTAATTATGCAAGAAAACCATCGATTAGTTTTGGCCGAGGATTTGGCTAAAAATCTTGGTTTTGCATGGAATAGTATTCAAGGTCCAAGGCATCTTGTAATTGGTCAAAAGTGTAAGACAACATGTTCAAAAGCCACTGAACATTATCTGACCTAAAAGCCCCCAGGCGCCTGGAGATCTCTTCGTTTTCCTGATGGATCACAGATCGATTCAGGATTTCGAGGATGTCCATGCGTTCTTCAAGATCTTGTTCTGTAGTCATCATGCCCTCGAATACACGACTTCTTGTTCTTGATTTTGATACTTACCGGCTCGATCCTGATAGGTCACCTTGCACGGGTTGCCGCGCAAAAAGAGAAGCTGAATAATTCCTTCATTGACATAAATGCGATTAAAGAGGCCTGTCGCATTACTGATCTCCAAGGTTAAATAGCCTTCCCAGCCAGCTTCCGCAGGTGTGATATTTGCAATGATGCCAGACCTGGCGTAGGTGCTCTTCCCGAGCGCAATAACAGTTACGTCATTTGGAAGTTTCAGACGTTCTTCTGCCACCGCCAAACAATAGCCATATGGTGGCAAAAGAAAATACTGACCCTTTTCATCTTCAAGCAACTCAGAAGCATGAAGGATCTGAGGGTTAAAATCCTTTGGATCTGAGTCGCCAGACTGGACGCGACCAAAAATCAGACATTGCTTGGGAGACAACCGGATGTCGTATCCGTAAGAGCTCAGGCCGTAGCTGAGAACTTTTTTACCGTTCTCTTCTCTGACCAGATGATCCGTAAAGGGCGCAATCATCCCCTGGGACTCTGCCAGCTCTTTAATTTCTTGATCGCAAAGGATGCTCATGGAGTGCGTTAAATCCTTTTCAGTATAAAGGGTTTAACAAAGAACTCGCCCCTTAGGGGAGTAAATATCAATAAATTTTTCAATTGCGTTTTCGGTGTTTTGAGAAGGCGGCAGGTATACCAACAAAGAAGTGCATGTCTTATGTGAGCTGATGCCTTCGCTTGTATTGCGCAGTAATGTGGGCGCTGTTTTCAAAATACAAACAGGCAAATCAAAAATCTTTTGTTCATACCGGATCATGTCCGGGCAGTTGGAAAAATATAACCCTTGCTTTACGTCGCGTTTGTACCAGGATTTATACAGTTTCCTAAACCAAACGGCATGAGAAGAAACCAAGGAAGGAGAAGAAGCCCTGGTCATTTTCCACCGCTCATTTTTTTTATCAAAGAAATAAGCGCCATTTGGCGGAAACAAATAAACCCTCCCGTACCAATCTTGGACGTTTAAACCATCATCCATTGGAGTAAAGTATTTTTCCGCCTGCACATATTCATTTGCTACCTTAGAGCTGGCCACATCCAGTTCAATGCCGCCCAAAAGAGCATGTGCAGACGCAATCAAATCGTAATTGGTAATTAACTCTTGGTCTTCTTTTCTTTTTCTAATATCATGTATTGGCATCAGCTTTCGGCGGCCTTATTGTAATCAATTTCCAAATAACGGATGCCGTCTTTATCATTGATAATGTATCCAGCTTTTTCTGCGGGATCAATTTTTTGAGCAGCACTTAAAATGCGACGGAACGTTTCAGCAAGGTCGCCATTATTATCGCGTTCGCATTGCTCTTGCGCTGCATTTAATTCTTTTAACGTTAAGAAAAACATGGTCCGGTCGCTATCAGGCTGCATGCACATGACACCTGGACCTTCTGATTCCCAAAACTTGCAGTAATGTTGCCCCATGTCACCAAGAATTAACTTAATGGTGGCATCAAGCATCTTAGCCTTGGTCTCATCAAGGTCAGGGCCAATGGCAGATGCCAATAATTTTTCACGCCTATTCATGATTGAGCAATCTTTGTTTGTGGAGCGCTTCTAAAAGCTTGGGAAGGGGCTGGTAAATCACGACTAATTTACCAAGGTTCCCGCGTTTTTTAATTAGTTTTCCGTTTTCGTCTTTTAACTTATCAAATTCTCCAGATCGAATCAAATATTCAGCAACGCATCTCAAACGTCTTTTTAGCGGAAGCTCTGCCGCCGGGAATTTGCCACAAATTGTATCTGGTTTCAGATCTGCAAATGCAAGTCTTAACCTATTCGCCAAAGTCATGTTTGAATTAGCGTCTTCCTCTTCATACGTTTTTATATTTTCTAAATACCGCCGCAGACAAGGCGTGTCAAAAGAGCCGTCCGGGGGAAGAAACATTTTTACCTGTGCTGCTAACGAGGTCGAAAGCAGCTCTTCATAGTTCTCAACTGTGACTTGAGAAATGTCAATTGCGTAAAACCTATAAGCCATTCTTACAATTTCCCTTCAGTAGTCGTTACATATAATCTGGTTTTATATGTATCGTCATCCTCGATTGGACGATTTTTGGCAAAAGATTGAACAATATAATTCCAAGGAATGCGAATCACAGCTTTTTTGTTTCCATCGGGATTGATATTGACGTAATGAATCCCCTCGGTCCAACCTTTCTCCTTGTTTTTTCGGCCCATGGCAATCCAATTTCTGATCGTCTGATCTGAAACCTGGAGCCTACGGGCAGCCTCCTCTGTGGAAATGTATTCGTCAGAGAAAGACAGGGGATTCAGCAGGTCGGTCTCTCCTGATTGATAGCGGCTGTGCCACATGGCGGACAAGATATTTTTAATGCCTTTGAGCTCCCAGGCAATATCTTCAAGTCCTTTTCGCAATCCGTGATTCATGGCAACACTTTACTTGATTAGATGCTAGTCTTTTTTTAATTGTTTTGCTTAATTGTGGAAGAACAAATTTCGACGGGAGCCCCTTCGCAGGCCGGAGTCCCTGGTTCCAGTATCCCTCCCACCCAGGTGATGGCACAGCCTTCCGTCCCACCGGCATTTACCGATGTCGAGGCCATGAAGCAACGGGCTCGTGAACTTGCAATTGCTCAGTACATGGCTCAGCAAAAACCCCAGGAATCCGCTCCAGTTCCCGAGTTCAGCCCTCAAGTACCGACTCAGATTGTTTATGTAAAAAGAAATTTGACCGTAGCTGAGTTGATTTTATTTTTTGTGCTTTCGGTCGGAATTTGGACAGGCGTCCAGTTCACCTGGAATTTTGCCGTCAATTCTCTTCCTAAAATTGAAGTAAATATTAGAAAATAAGAAAGCTATAATCAAGTATAGGCATTGAAACCGTAAGTGGCAAATAGACGAATTACAGAGCTGCCCTCAATTTTGGGAGCAGATTTATCAGAGCAGGATCTTCTGACTTTGGTAAAAGTCTTTGAGGTTGATCCGACTTTAAAAAATAAGAAGATTACTTTAGAAGAATTTAATAATTATTTAGAAACCAAGTACCTTCCTTATACCGGCGGCGTAATTACAGGCCCCATTACAATCCAAAGCGGCCAACTAATCAATAGCGTTTCTGGCACTTTTTCAAATTTATCCGGAACAATTATCAGTGGAGTCAGTGGTTACTTCACAACTTTCCAGGCAACCAACGTTCTTTACTCTGGAAATAATATTTTTTCCGGAGACACAAGAACGCTTGGTTCCGGTTATTTTAGTTCCGGAATCAATGTAACAGGCACTGTTTCAGGCCAAACATTTACAGGACAAACGGCGCAATTCACTGATATTACGGGAAGCACATTAACAGTCACTCTTCCCTCTGGATCAGGAGTAGCAATCAACGTCTCCGGTTTAATTTCTGGAGGTGTGTCGGGTATTATTGTTAAAGGACCGTTTATTATTCTGCCATAATTTAGTACAATGCCGTACGGTTCTTTAAAAATTGATCGTATTATCTTTACCAGGGGCGGAACAGATTATTCAATTACTGTTTCTGGTTTAGCAGAAGCGACAACAGGAAGCACTACTTACACCGGAAACGTCTCCGGCCAGATCGCAAATTTTATTGATGTTAATAGCACAAGCACAATATCTGGTAATTTAATCACTGGTAATACTGTTCAATTTACAAATATTACCGGGGTATCGGGAACATTTACAAGCCGACTTTCTGGAAACACCGTAACAGGAGATACGCTATTAATTTCTAACGCAACTGGAGTTTCTGGCACGTTCACAACACATATTTCTGGCGCAACAGTAACCGGAAATACGGCACAATTCACAACATTAACCGGTGGTACAGGTGTTTTCACATCTACACTTTCTGGTTTGTTGATCACGGGTAATACCGGTCAATTTACAAACATTACCGGCGTAAGTGGCGTACTTTC